TGTGTCTGACCCAACTGGTTCACCCATCACTAAAAAGATTACTTATGGTAACTTCTTTGCGAATGTCGTTTCTAACACAAAGTTTTCTAATACAGTAACATTTGCTAATACAGTTACTTTTACAAATACAGTTACATTTTCAACTAATACTTTGAATCTTGGATCATCAACAAATTCTGCTAATGGGTTCACATATCTTCCAAATGGATTCAAGATAAATTGGGGATGGGTTTCAGCCAATGCAACAGCCGGCAATGTTATATTCTCATCTGCATATACAACAAACGTATACGTTGTAACAGCAACAAGCAATTCAGCTGTCACAACATACCAGGCGGCAGTAATAAGTCAAAACAGCACTTTTGCTGCAATTAGAACCGCAAACACTATATCAACTAATGTATTCTGGCAGGCAATAGGATACTAATAAAAAGAATAATGCAGTATGGATAAGCTTGATGCTTCTAACTTTCTACTTTACGCCGCAAAACACTATGACAATCCACAATGCTTTGATACTATAGAATTTTACGAAGATCTAAAAAGATTTAAGTACATAAAAAGACTTCTTAATAGGTATGTTGAAGACGGTGATCTAAAAGAAAGACTAGTTCTTAATCACATTGTTGTGCTATTCAATCTTTTTGGTGTACATGCAACTGTACGTATGTTATTTTTTAAGTGTGATGGACTGGAAAAATGTTTAGTTCCGTTTCTAATCGCGTTAAATAATTTACCAGAACGTGTTGAGAATATCGGATTAGATAATAGAACTATATTAACCTCTGATATAGAGATTGATCAGAACATAATAAACGCTTTAAGGAATATCTAAATGGCCGTCATGGATATCTATATGATTTACCAGTTCATCAGAAGACTGGTGACGCCATTCACTGAGATGCCTGCTTACAGAGCCGGAATCATCGATAATCAGGGTAGGTTCCTTAAGAAGAAAGCTCAATTCACGCCTGCTGATAATAGAGCCTGTGGTTATTTCGACATTCTTGTCATCAACCTCAAACGCCTCATCGCAAAGATTCCTGGCGGAAAGTCTCAACTCGCTTCTTACGCTGCTGCTTTGTTATTGACTAGGACTTATGAGTCTTACCAAAAAAATCCGACTGATACTCTCTTTAGCCTCGAAGAAGAATTCTATAAGACTTACGAAGAAGTTCAAAATCTTAGTGAAGATGTTCCGATGAACTCGACTGCAGTCATGCCAGATAAGACGGTAGTCAGACCAGCTGCTGCAAATAAGTATAAACTCAAGAACTTTATAGCTCAAAGAAAATTAAAAAAAAAGTTGAAGGAAGAGACGACTCTTCAGTATCATCCGGAACTCAACCCGAAACTATGGCAAGACGGTAAACTCAAAGAAGAAGTTCGCGGAAAGCTTTTGCAGATCGCTACTACTTGGATGAAGTTTGCTAACATTGATCCAAAGATCGTAGTCGATATCATCGTTACTGGTGGTAACGTAAACTTCAATTATACGCCTTTGTCGGACATCGACTTACACATTGTAATTTCTCGTGACGCGTTTAGTCCTAATAGAGCACTGACGGACGACTATCTTCAAGATAAGAAGATTCTTTGGACACTATCGCACCAAGACATAAACATCTATGGCTATCCGGTTGAGCTGTATGCTCAAGATGTGAATGAACAGCCCCACGAGAATCAAGGCGTCTATTCAGTTCAGAGAGACGAATGGATCGCCATGCCAATGAACATTGGCATCGATTTTGCAAGTGATAGACACTTACAGAAAAAAGTACAATTCTATAAAGATCTTATTGATAAGATGATCTCTCAACAAGCAACCGATGGTTCGCTTGATATGATAAAGCAAAAGATTAGAAAAATGCGTGGAGACTCCATCTCTAAGTCGGGTGAGTTCGCCTTTGGTAATCTTGTTTTCAAGGAGCTCAGGAATCAGGGTTACTTAGATAAGATGGATATGTATCAAAAATCAAACCAAGATAAGGCTCTGTCACTATCATGATCAAACTAGCATTAAGATTATTTGCGGGTGGATCTTCCCTCCCATTAATCATTGGTGGTGTGTTTGCTCTCATTGCGGCCACGGGTGGCTGGTTACTATATCACGATAGCAAGATTTGGAATAAAGCTTTAGAGTCTTTCAATCAAAAGCAAGAAGCTCTGGTAGAACAAAAGAATCAAGAATTCCAAGAGAAGACCGTAGTTATAGATAATACGGCTACGAGGATCCGCGATGCAATCGCGCAATACGAAATAAAGACTACTGAAACCTCGGAAGATATTATGAAAAATGTTGAAGGTGATGGAGCTAAACCCGCTTCACAATACTTGAAAAGCCTAGTGAAGCAGCTCGAGGCTGCATATGGGGATAAAAAGAAATGAAGAAAATTCTAGTAGTTTCCTGTTTTCTTCTTGCTGCTTGTCAGTCGACTGAAGTCAAGCTTGTAGCTCCAGAATATAAGATAGTAAAAGCTCCAGCGAGTCTATATGTTTGTCCAGTAGAGAAAAACTTTCCAAAAGATGATACATTGACCGATCAGCAAGTCGGTGCTCTTATCTTGAAACTCCAAAAAAATAACATAACTTGTAAGAACTCTTTAAATTCGATACAGAACTTCTATGATGAAGCCGAAAAGACAATAAACGCAAAATAACGGTTGACATTTACGTCAGCAGTTGTATAATAGTTCTATAGTCTAATAAAAGGTTGAGTCAATGAGTTCGTTATGGATCGATCAAAAGTATGCTTCTTTAATTGGATTGCAACTAGAACAGTTCAAAGTAGTAAAGAGTAAGCCATACAACGCGAAGTTCAGATGTAACGTTTGCGGCGATAGTCATACTAGCAAGAATAAGACACGCGGTCACTTCTATGAGCGCAGTGATCATATAAACTTCAAGTGCTTCAACTGCGGGTTTAGCACTTCACTCTCCAAATATATCAAAACTTATAATCCATCTCTCTATTCCGAATATCGATTAGAGTTGATGCGTGAAAGCGGGCAAGAACCGGTTAAATTCGAGTCTGATATATCTAAGTTCTCTCAACGTCGCGTCGATAAATTCGATCCAATGAAAGAACTTAAGAAGATCTCTCAACTCAGTCCAAATCATCCTGCAAAAAAATATGTAGTTGCTAGGAATATTCCTTCGAATCAGCACTACAGGATATACTACTCAGATATATACTATACGTGGGTAAACTCAATCATTCCAGGAAAGTTTAGCGAAAGCGCAGTTAAGGCAGACGAGCCTAGAATTGTTCTTCCGTTCATCGATTCTAATGGATATGTATTTGGGTTTACGGGTCGCGCGATAAAACCAAATTCTAAAGTTAGATATGTCAGCATTATATTAGATGACAGTAAGCCTAAACTGTTTGGCCTAGATGAGATTGACAAGACTAAGAGGGTATATATCGTTGAGGGACCTATAGATAGTTTATTCCTCAGTAACTGCGCAGCTATGTCTGGTGCTGACGCCGACTTGACGCCTTTGGGTGATCCTAGAAACGTTACAATAGCTTATGACAACGAACCTAGGAATAAAGAAATTGTAAAGAGGATGCACCGCGCGATTGATCAGGGTTATGGTGTGTGCTTCTGGCCAGACTACATAAATGAAAAAGACGTGAACGATATGGTTAATAAACTTGGGTATAATGGATCTGAAATACAAGCTATCATAGATCAAAATACTTATAGTGGCTTATTCGCTAAGATGAAAATTGCTTCATGGAGTAAAGCATGAAGACTAAAAAATATAATTGCAATAAAGAAAGAGCAAAAAAATATGTCTAACTTCCTTCCAACCCTTTACCAAGAATTCATCTATAAAAGCCGTTATGCTAAATTTCTAGACAAAGAAGGCCGCCGCGAGAACTGGGATGAGACAGTTGGACGCTACTTCGATTATATGGAAAAGCACCTTAAAGAATTTTGTGGATATATTCTAAGCGCCGATTCCAGGAAAGAATTAGAACAAGCAGTTCTCAGTCTTGAAGTGATGCCTTCGATGCGCGCTTTAATGACTGCGGGTCCCGCTTTGGATCGCGATAACACCTGTGCATATAACTGTTCGTATGTTGCAGTTGATGATCCTAAGGCATTTGACGAAACCCTACTCATCCTTATGAATGGAACTGGTGTTGGCTTCTCAGTTGAGCGCCAATATGTTAATAAACTTCCAGAAATTCCGGAAAAGCTTTTTGAATCAGACACAACAATTATCATTAAAGACTCCAAAGAAGGTTGGGCTAAAGGATATCGCCAGCTGATGGCTTTGCTTTATTCTGGTGAAATTCCAAAGATTGATCTATCTTTACTTCGACCAGCTGGCGCTCGTCTTAAAACATTTGGTGGTCGTTCGTCTGGCCCAGGACCACTTGACGATCTGTTTAAGTTTACAATCAAGATGTTTAAGGCTGCTGCAGGTCGTAAGTTGAATTCACTTGAGTGCCATGACATTATGTGTAAGATTGGCGAAGTCGTTGTTGTTGGCGGCGTTCGCCGTTCTGCTATGATCTCTCTTTCTAACCTTACTGATGAGCGCATGCGTGGAGCTAAGAATGGTTCGTGGTGGGAAACTAATCCACAGCGTGCACTTTCGAATAACTCGGCAGCTTACACGGAGAAGCCAGAGATTGGTACTTTTATGCGTGAGTGGATTTCTCTATACGACTCTAAGTCTGGTGAGCGTGGTATCTTTTCCCGCGTAGCTTCGAAAAATCAAGCTGCTAAGTTTGGTCGCCGTGATCCAAATCACGATTTTGGAACTAATCCATGCTCAGAAATTATCCTTCGTCCAAATCAATTCTGTAACTTGACGGAAGTCGTAGTTAGAGGTTCAGACAGCGAAGGTGATTTGATTCGTAAAGTTAGACTCGCCGCACGTCTTGGCACCATTCAGTCGACTCTGACACGGTTCCCCTATCTTCGCAAATCGTGGACGGTGAACACTGAAGAAGAGAGATTACTTGGCGTTTCGCTTACTGGTGTCATGGATCACGCTTTGATGAATGGAAAAGTTGGCATCGTGAAACTAAAGTCTACTCTCGAAATGCTGCGTGCGGCCGCGGTTGTATCAAATGAAGAGTTAGCATCTGATATTGGTATTCCACCATCTGCGGCTGTTACTTGTGTTAAGCCATCCGGAACTGTATCTCAATTAGTTGACTCAGCGTCAGGTGTTCATGCTCGGCACTCTAAGTATTACATTCGTACAGTTCGTGGAGACAATAAAGATCCACTTACGCAACTTATGAAAGACTATGGGTTCCCCAATGAACCAGACGTTATGAAACCCGATTCAACTACGGTGTTTTCATTCCCACAGAAGTCTCCTGAAGATGCTGTAACACGGAATGATATGTCAGCCATAGAACAACTGAAGATGTGGATGATTTATCAGGAACACTGGTGCGAGCATAAGCCTTCAGTAACAATTTCTGTTAAAGAAGACGAATGGATGGATGTTGGCGCTTATGTTTATGCGAACTTTGATAAGATCTCTGGCATCTCATTCTTGCCCCACAGTGATCACGTTTATCGTCAAGCGCCGTATCAAGATTGTACTGAAAGCGAATACGAGAAACTAGTTTCTTATATGCCTAAAGAAATTAACTGGTTGGATTTGTCTAAATACGAACAGGAAGATAATACAAAAGGTTCGCAAACCCTAGCTTGCGCAGCCGATGGTTGTGAAATCGTTGACTTGAATTAAGGATATTCGAATGTACGAAGGTCTTACTATAGTTCAATACGACCGTGGTAACATGGGAGAATTCGTGTGTCTCTCATTATATAAAAAGATCTTCGGAACAAACGTCTATTTCGAAAAAAGAAAGAACGATCTTGGCTGGAGCTTCCAGAATATTGATGGATCTCTTGATAGTCTTCTATACGACTATCATAGAGATTCTATTGATTCTGTTACTCTACAAGAATATGTATTTAATTCTAGCGTTTATGAAAACTTATTGGCTGAAAACTATTCAGAAGCTCGTAAGATCTTAAACGCTATGATTAACTATAGAATAGATAATCCAGACTGTCATCCAGAAAAAATAGACATGTTTAATATCAGTGATCCAAATTACAGTTATAACCCCTTTAAACGTGTTTTAACTAGGATTCACAATTTCGATAATTTAGATCTTAACATTGCTTTTCCAGGTGCTGAGATTATAAACGTTTATTGTAGACCTGAAAAGAGATGGATATTTAAGTTTCTTTATATGTACAAGAAACATAAAGATTCTCCAGAAGATAGCATGGGAAGATTTTCTCAAGGTTTCGATAAATTTTGGGAATTTAACTGGAATACAAATTTAGTTCCAAAAGAAGGTGCAATCAATTTAGATTGTTATAACATCTTTCTTGGAAAAACTGATTACTTTGGCAGTGAATTTGATGACGTTTTTTATAAGAATTCTTATGAAAATAAAACGATGTTAGAATATTATGGATTAGACTATACAAGAGATAATGTAAGCAGTGAAGAGCTTTGTGGAATCATAAAAGGCGTTTATGCCGACTACTTAAAATAAGGGAAAACTAAATGCATATTAACGATATCGTCACTCTTGTTTCTGAGATCGTCAAAGACGAAGTTACAAGAAAAGAGATTTATACTAGAATCCTAGAACAATCAGACGAGTATGACCTCGAAGGAGTTGAACTTGGGATTGATGATATTTTCGATGTAATTTACGAAGATTATGTTGAAGAAGATGAAGAAGAATTCGAAGAAGATAAAGACTACGAAGACGATGGAGAAGATAGTTCATCTGAGTGGGACGAATATGTAGAGGAAGAAGCTAGGCAAGAATGAGAATAATAGGCGTTGACTATAGCCTAAGTTCTCCGTGCGTGTGTGTTTTCGAAGGTGATTCTTTCACCTTCGAAAATTGCAAATTTTATTATTTGACGAATAATAAAAAACATGATATAGATAGTAATAACATACTAGGTGACCTATTTGAAGAATATGATTGCAATGAGAATAGATACTTCAATATAACAGATTGGGTATTGACAAAACTTAAAGAATGTGATAATGTATATCTTGAAGGTTATTCGATGGGTTCGACCGGTATGGTATTCAGTATAGCTGAGAACGCCGGTTTATTAAAGCACTATTTGTGGAAAAGAAAACTAGAATATCATGTTGTAGCTCCGACCGTAATTAAAAAGTTCGCAACCGGTAAAGGAAACGCGAATAAGGAACGACTACAAGAGTGCTTTATAGAAGAGACTGGTGTTGATATCAAGAAGATGTTGAATATGACTGAGAAACAATGGAATCCATCTTCCGATATTATCGACGCATATTACATAGCAAAATACGGATACACACAGGAGTTAAGCCATGAATTTAATTAAAATAATTAGAGATCTTATAAGATCAATTTCTAAGAAAGAAATTGAATTTATTAAACAATCGTTTGAAGAAGATAAGAAAAGAATAGAAAAAGATAATGAAGCTTTAGTTGAAGCATTGAGACAAGATCTCATGAGAGCTGAAACGAAAGAACACGTTTGCACTTGTGATAAGCAGACTCGAAAAAGAAAGCCTCCTAGAGCGTAAGGTATACCTATAATGATTGATGTCTACGGAAAAGAGGGTTGCAACT